TCTCTCAGGATCTCAGAAGATCTCCCCAAGTTAAACCCACCTTCGCCATCCATTCGTGATGGAGGGACGTTAAGCGAACGGTAGAGTTTCTTTTTAAAATACTCAATATCAGTGATTTCACCCAGGTTTTGTCCGCCAGGGAGAGTGGAGATTTCGGTTCCTCTTCCACCCTCACGCCTGGGAAGCCAGAAATCTTCGAGCATTGCCATGTATTTTTTGTCATCACGAATCTCTCCAGTGTTTGCATCATATACAAGTTTGTTACGATATCTCATCATAACATCACGCAGATATTGTTCTGCCTTGACTTTAGGAAGATTACCAACGTCAATATAGAAAATTCTACGCTCTGGTGCTCTTGACAATCTGTAGATTACCAGAGAATCTTCAATCATTCTAAGTTGATTGATAGATTTGATGGCCTTATGAAGATATGAAAGAACAGTTCCTTTGTTACGATCTACAAGGCCAGATGTGCAATATGTGATCGCATCTTTTGCAATCTTAATACCTTGACTTCCATCAGTTGCATTCATATTCCCAGTGGGATATGACATTTTAGGATTGTAGATATAATACTCTTCAATCTCTGGGAAGTTATATGCCATTGGATCTTCATCTAATTTGAAGATCGAAGGTCTTTGTTGATTAGCGTCTTGTTTTTTTTGTCTTCTGATATGACGCATCTTCATTGCGTCAATATATCTTAATTCCTGAATTCCTTCTTCTGGTTTCTTAAAATCAATTACTTTATGATAGTAAATACGCCCATCAACATACCAATTTCTATAAATTTCGTGCGCTTTTTTATCAAAGTCTAGAAGATCTAAGATATATTTAAATTCTTTGCGGATGTTATTTTTGATTCCATCACTTGCATTTAAATTATCAAGATCGATTTCAATAGGACTATCATTTGAATCAGAAACGATAGCTTCATTTACAATATCTTCAACAGCACTATCCGTTTCGGGATGAAGTGCCATTTCTCTATATCTTTTGATTAAGTCAAACTCAGTTTTATAAACACCTTCAATATCAACATGAGTACCAAAAAAACCACTACTCATGTAATGGGATACCCCGTCCTCATTATTAGGAGCGACGGGGGAAACCGCATTTGGAGATAGTGGTTCTGTGTCCTCAATAGAGAACCCAAATAACTTAGACATGATTAACGGTTAACTTTTATCTATTTATTAACCGTTTGGACCGCCAGCCTTAGAAAGGGTGAAGGACTGAACTTGGAAAGTTACAGTAAATTCTTCAATGGTGTCACTGCTATCATATGAAAGATCGATCTGTGAAACTTCCGTTGGGAAGATATCGATGAATTCATACTCGGCAAGGACCACATTTCTGTCACCTGCATTATCTCTGCTGCTTGCAACAGATCCTCTACCAAGTTGGAATACAGACGCATTGGTCATGTATGATTCTGGGAGAGTAGCGCCAAGGTTGTTGTCCAGTTTGGCAATCAGATCTACCCATTCTTCAAAGGCATTTCTAAGGGCAAATCCTTCATCATTGATGATGGTAATTGTCCAGGTATCGATGGTTCTGTCACCAGCGACTTTGAAAATACGACCTCTGAAGGGGACATCGATGTTTGCGATGTTTGATGCAGGCAGGTTTGCTGCCTTACACATAAATCTGAAGTTGTCTGCATCCCAAGCGATACCACCTGGGAGAGTTGTCATTTCTACCTCAAATAGATTGGGGCGTGCGCCGCCCCCAATGAGTGCAGATTTAAATTGAGAAATAGTCTTGTTTTCTCTAGATGTTGCCATTTTTTAATCCTCCTGTTGTTATTTAGATTAATCTAGATCAAACTCTACCTGCGACTTCTTCAAAGCTCACGCCAGTGCGTGTAGCAACGAAGGTCAAGGTTACGAAGTTGATGGACTTAGCAGGCTTCAGGAAGATGTCTGCTCTAAACTCATTATTATCAATAACATCTGGAGTGTTGTTGGTTGTATCGCAAATAACAGAGAATCCGTAGATACCTCTCTTTGCTTCAACATCTCTCAAGAATGGTTCAACAATGTTTCTGAAGTTTGCTCTTGTCAACTCATCATTGAGTTCAAAGAGTTGTGCTTCAGCAGCACCCTCAAGTGCTTGCTCAATGGTAAGGAACAAGCGACGGACGTTGATTCTGTCGAATGCAGAAGCAAATCCGAGACCAGTCTTATCACCAAAGAGTAGTGTTCCAACACCTGGTTTTGTGATGATGGAGTTAACTCTTGCGGGATAGAGTCTATCTCTCTGTGCCTTACTTGGATTGTATGCAAGTTTGACAACGTTATTCAAGATTCCTCTCTGCTGTCCTGCAGGGGAGAACCAAGGATAAGAGTTAATTGCAGTTCTTACCATCAGACCAGCAACATCGCCGTTAGTTGGAACAAAGCGGAACTCGTTGTTGAATCTGTCATACTTGTATGCGTATCCAGAATCGAACGTTGCATACGAGGAAGAACTGAGGGAGGAATAGTACTGAAGTAAGTTATCAGTCTGTGTCTCAGTATTTGTAATATTAACAAGATCGGCTCTGTGAGGTCCGATACATGCCATACAATCTTTTCTCAGATCTGCAAGAGAAATCAGATGATTTGCTTTTGCTTGTGAAAGATCTCTAGATCCAAGACCAGGACCCATGATGAGGAAGTCAACTGCTTCATCATCTCTGTTAGAGAACAGATCGTAAGAGGTCTTCAGATTTCCAAGAGTTGCGGTCATAGGACCGTTTGATCCTCTTGCAGGAACTCCAGCACCGTAATCTTCGCCACCGCCAAGAGAATAAGTAACGTTGCCGAGAGCAGCAAATACGTTATTCTGTGCAGGTTGACTCCAGAGACCCTCTGCAGTGGTGTATGGTGTGTATGATGTTGAGAATCCAGTTGCTCTAGGTTCTACTAATTGACCATCAATTGTGGTGTGGAATGCATCAACTGCAGAAGATGGATTGAATCCAGCAAAGAGATTTGTGGAGAAGTCTGCAATGTAGTTCTTGTAGTAATCCTTTTGAGGGGAATTTACTGCAGAGATTGAATCTTCTGCCTTAGACAGAGAAACGTGCTTCTCAATAATATTACCTTGAATACCAGTTACAACACCATAATCGTCAACAACGACAACATGGAGTGCATCACCTTTACCACCTCTGGCCTTGGTGTATTGATTAGTTACAGGTTTTGGTGCGATTGTGCTCCAATAAATCGTGGAGTTCTCCAGATTCAGAGTCTGCTCACTGTACCAGTCTTTGACACTTGCAGGAGTATAAGCACTGTCTGTTGCAGAAAGGCCAGTATTAATACCAGAATTGTTGACAAAAATCAGTTCATCTGAAGTATCGAATGATGCCTCAGGTGCCTTCTCTTTGTAGTCAATTCTGGTTTCTGTTCCAGAGTCCGTTGATGCTCCAGAAACTCTAGCAACAATCTTAACGTCAATTGTGCTGTTTGAGTTGGTTGAATCTGTCTTAACTCCAGTAATGATGCCCTTCAGGAAACCAGTGAAAGGAGTTGTGGTTCCAGCGCCAGGAAGAACAACTGCAGAAAGTTGAGCAGTAACACCGTGTCCGACGATAGCACCTGCATTTCTCAGGTTGTCCGTTGTAACACCGATTCTTTGATCAGCAAGGTCATCGATCTGACAGACCTTAAGATCATTTGCCCAAGAACCTGGGTTCTTTGCAGCCCAATAGAAATCTGTGGCAGATCTATAGTTCTGATCGTAGTCGTCGTAGTTTTTAATTTTTAATACTGACGTGCTGGCCATACCAACGCCAGCATTGGCATTGTTGAGGTCATCATCGTCTGTCCTAACAACTTTGAGGACTCCGCCATATGAGAGGAAAGACGCTCCACTCATCCAATACTCGTATTGTGCGTCTGTCGAAAGGGGTTTGCCAAATGCACTAATGAAATCCGTCTCATTAGTGACTTCAATTGGATCGTCAACAGGACCAATTCTAAAGGGACCAGCGATAGCTCCAATGTTATCTAATACATTATCAGCTCTTCCTACTGTTAAGTCAACCTCCCT